CAGAACCTAAATTAATTGGTTCTGGTTCATTATACTTAAATAATGCATTCACAATTCCTCTAGCAGCATCCTCGACATACAAAAATTCTCGTGTAGCTTGACCAGTACCCCATACTTCTACTGTATCTTGATTATTTTTTACAGCCTCGTGAAATCTTCGTATTAAAGCAGGTATTACATGAGAACTGCGTAAATTAAAATCATCTCCTGGGCCATACAAGTTAACTGGCATTAAACATATACCATTCAATCCATATTGTTGCCTACAAGCCTGCAAATATACCAATAATGCTCTTTTAGCAATACCATAAGCAGCATTAGTCTCTTCTGGATAACCGTTCCATAAGTCTTCCTCTTTAAATGGTACTGGTGTAAATTTAGGGAAAGAACAAATACTACCTACTACTAACAGCTTTTTTATATTACAATCAACTGCAGATTTAATAACATTCATACCTATTTTCATATTATCATAAAATAAATCTGCAGGAATTTCTTTATTGAGTCCTATTCCACCAACACGAGCCGCTAAATGAATACACATATCTACGTCCTTCATTACACGTATAGACATATCTTCATTTAATAAGTCAGCACCAATATGTCCTGGAGTTCTTATATCCTCTTCGGGTGTTCCTTGACGTATAAGCTCTCTAACTACCCAACGTCCCAAAAATCCATACCCCCCAGTAACTAAAATTCGCATTATTGTTGCTCCTCGTCTTGAGTTTCGTTTGTAGGTTGTTCTTCTTCAGCAAGAGGTGGAGGTAATGGACTATATGGCGTTGGTGGGAAAGCATCCAAATCATATCTATCATACAATTTCTTTTCATCCGCTTTCTTCTCAACCTCAGCTTCAAGGTCGATATTAAACATCCTAACCCTAGTATCTCTAGATATATGACCTTCCTTGTATAGTTCCTGTCCCATTTGTACCAAATCTCTAAGACTATATAGATGTAATGGTTGAAACTTTGGCGTAGCTACGGCTTTAAATTTATTTCTATCTCTAATCTCTAAGAACAACTCATTAGCCCATTGTATTAAAACATCTCTAATTGTTTCCATAGTAGCAATAGGCGAAAATATCGCTAAATCAGCTTGATTTGTCATTGAACGTAGTGTCTCACCAGTAATTAATGAGCGTGGAAATCCTAAAGCCGCTACAATATCATCATCGGCTTCACGATATTTTTCTTGATTGAGCATAGCTTCAGTATCAGGAAACACCCATTCTATTTGTAATGTATGATTTGCGAATAATTGAAATACTCTTTCTGTTTGATTTGTTTGTCCTCTGTACTCCATTTGTCGTTTTAACTCATCAAAATCTTCTTCATCAGTCACAGGGAATTTATCACTTCCTAATTTAATCAACTGAATAGCAGAAATAACACGAGCAGCAATTGAATAGTCCATTTTTCTTATATTTCTCTTATGCATAAGAGGTTCTAATGCATTAAACATATATGGAATAGGATAATTTTCATCAACAAGCATTGGGGCAAAAATTGGTCGAACATTATCTTCTAATTCAACATAGACAGTAGTACCCTTCATTTTAGACACATTCTCAACAAACTTAGGATAGTTGGCTTTCAAGGCTTCAAATGTTTCTTTGTCCATAGTACCATCTTTCTTTTTACCGCCTGTTTTAATAAAATTAATTAGATCGTAATCTACTTTTACTTTTATATTTATCTTATTAGGAATAGCAACACTACGCTCAAGTCGTATAGTTTTTGGATCTCTAAACCATATGTTATTTGGAACCCATATTCTTCTTCTTGAGTTCAAATCTGGTGAAAGTTTATCTCCACTAAGTTGTTCCCATTCATAGTGGGGAATTACAACTCCAGATAATAAATACTCTAAACAAACACTACGGAAAAAAGTTCTCAACATAGGAAGCATAGATTTATATGTTGCTTTCTCTACTTCATTGCATCTAACACTTTGTACGTCCAATGCAGTTATTGCTAAATCCACTATTTTGTTGATTACTGTACCAGCGACACTATCTCTTTTATAGAAGAACCTACATAAATCAACTTGACTTTCATACTTCTTCGGAATTGATAATTTATCAATATCCTCTGTACTTATCCATTGATCCATTATTGCCCAGTCTTTAAAATCTATAGAAGAAACAGCCGTCTTAGCTAATTTTACTCTTTGCTCTTCTGCCATTACCTCGTTCCTCTTAATGGTGGATGATACCAACCACCTTTTGCTAATTGATTATATTTTCCCTGCTTTTCCTGCCTAGCTGCTGGTTGCATATATTTAAAATAATATCCATATACCCACGTTAACAACGATGCTAAAATATGATCATCTCCAGTCCTACCACCTGTTGGTGAGTATACAAAATATCTAGGTTGACCTAATGTATCACGCACAAACCCAACTCTCTCTAATTCACTTATCATATCTTCATCTCTGATAGAATAAGCTATTATCCTATCTTGTTGTGACCATTTTTGTAATTCTTGAATTGTAAAACGCCTGACACGTTCTCTAATCTCAGAATCATCTTCTTTGAATCCAATAGTAATACTACCTTGAAAGTCCACCATGAATAATCTCTTAATAAACTCCTTAGCAGCGAATTCTCCCGTTTCTTCATATAGCATCTGACCTAGTGCAATACCAGGGCCACCAGCATCTATTGTTAACATATTAAAATTATATATATTATCTAACCAATTTATAATTTTTGCCTGAATTGGGTATGTTATACGTCTCAGTTCTACCCTAGTAATTATCCTCCAAACATCATCATCTAAAGCCAGCACGGTAATTATTGTAGGATCATTAGAAAACCCTGCATCAACTCCTGCGACAATAAACTTATACTTTGTAGATAAATCTGGAGCAATAATTAAATCACTCCACTTGCCTCCAGCTTGTTTTAATAAATAATCACTTATCTTAGTAACTGGTACTGGGTAATCTTCTATACGCATTAATTTTCTATCAAAAACAGAAAAGGATGGTGCTCCGTGCCGACCTAAAATTAGCTGAGTGAATTCATCAGCCTCTTCACCACCATAACGTTTCAAATCTCTATTATACTCACGCTTTCCATATCTTGGACTCTGCAGTCTTGATACTCTGTAATGTTTAAATGTATCATCAAGCATATCTGACTCATATAGTACATTCTTTTCTCGCATACCATTGGGTACACCAGAAATAGTTAATCGTGCTGGAGCTTCTGGGTCTTGAGAAATTAATGTTTGTTGTAAACTCTGCCATGCCGAGTATGGAAACAATTGTGAATTAGAAGATGCAACACCATTAGCTATATAATTATGGTTATCCGCAACCTCAATATCATAAACATATTCTGGGCTGGGGATTTCAGAAATACTTACTATATCATCCTGTATAAATAAGTTACCCTTATACCCCATTTCAATTGGTATAAAAGGGTGACTCTGAGCATATTTATATTTTTTTTCTTTTCCTGTATATAATACTCTGAGTGAAGTATCAATTGATAGTTGCCCAGCCTTACAATACTGTAATCTGCCTATTTTATATGTCATTAGTTTATGATTAGCAGTACACTCTATAACATTACCCGAACGTGTTTTTATACTTAACATCCGTTGTGGTCGTGGTTTTTTAAACCAATTAACTATAGGTTTAGCTTGTAGTACATGCCCCTTGTTATTCATAGACCAAACATGTACAGGTAGTCTATTCTCTACTATCTCTTTTATTGTACGCTTACTACCATCAGAGAGAAATATTTCAGTGTCAGGAGCCACACATTCGTCCACATAGCATCTAGGTTGGTGTAACCCGATGATATTTGCATCTCCAACACCTGTTCCCGCAATTCTACATCTAATTAATGTACCAAATCGGCGTTTATCGCCTTTATTTAATTTAATTTCGTGTTGGGAATAGTTAATACCAAATCTGTCCACAACAAAATATCTGAGAAGTGAGTGGGATTTGAAAAAATTACTTAGTCTTTGAAATATAGGATCAAGATGAACTTTATTAGGTACTACAAGTAATATTTCATTCTCACCTGCAAATTCATATACTCCACTTACAGCATCATGTAATATCATCGACTCAATACAAACTGTTTTACCTATTGTCCTGCCAGAACACAAGCTCACATATGGGGAATAGTCTAATAATATAATTTTCTGATATTCATCAAAATGCCACGATATTCTACTACTCGAATCACTCCGTATGAACTCATTAAACCATACTGGGTCATCCATTAATTCCAAAACAGCTATGTCTTCGTCAGTGTATTCTTGTCTAGGTTTCATTTTTATGTACTATTAATTTACTACATTGTGGACATTCTATTTCAAATTGCCAATAAATTGGCTCTGGTGGAGTTTTTTGTGCATTTACAGAGCTTGGCGATGACGGTACACCACTATCTCCTTCTGCTTTGTGATATACGTATATATGATATTTTGCTAATAGAAGTTTACAGGTTTCGCATTTTACTTGTATAAGTCTTCTATCAATAAAAGTTTTAGCATCTTTCTTTAGTTGCTCAATGAAAGCTACTGGATTTTCTTCTGTTTCTGAAGCCCGTTTCTTTCTTGATATTCCTAACTCATCTTGTAGATTAGTATAAGCTAAGGTTGCATCTTTTAAAGCGGAAATTAAAGATCTAAATTTAGATGGATCATCCTCAGCATCCATCAATTCCAATGCCTCATTTATTTGCTCAATACGTAATTCTAAGGCACACATCTGCCTAAGTGAAGACATATCATTAGACGCATTTAATTCATCTAATTCATAATCTTTAAGATATTGTTTTATTTTTTCCTCTATTTTAGCGCCTTTTCTTGGTCTTCCTCTTTTAGCCATCTTCCTCTTGCACTTTAACTAGTTTTCCCTCATCAGAAATATCATAAGAATCACCTAAGTAGATAAAATTCGCATCAATATCTTTCCTAGTGTCCCTTTTATTCTTCTGTTCATCTGCTATAAGAAATTGTACCCAACCTTCTTTAGATAAAATCTCATCTTTGAATTTAGTGTAACACTCTTTACAGAAATACACTAATCCTCTAAGTAACCTTCTTTTTTGACAAATAACACACAGTTTCATTTTATGAAAAAGAGCGGAAAAACACTTATGTCTGGTGAATTCCCGCTCCAAAATCTTAATACATTCTAGTAGCGTCTTACGTCTAAAGACAGACGACTACGTACACAATAAAATAATATTAATTTAAATCACAACGTGCATAATTACAACTAACACATTTTAAGCATCCTTCGGTGGCGATTAAATCACTACCACAACTAGGACACTTGTTTCTGCTAGATGATTTTACATTTAAAACCTGCTTCTGTCTACTTGCGTTTCTATAAACTGTTATACCTTTACACCCTAACTCATGGGATAATAATATCATACTTTTAACATCATCCACTGTTGCGGAAAAAGGCATATTTATAGTCTTAGAGATAGAATTACCTACATGTCTTTGGAATGCCGCTTGAATTTTAACATGTTGTTCAGGATTTATCTCTAATGCAGTTTTAAATATGCGTTGCCATTTTTCGGGAACTCTCTCTAATCCTGT